AGGTTTGTGGTATTTTCGCGGTTGCCCCTTCGAGTTCTCGCCAGCGGTCAACAAGGCGAGCGGTGAATTCCGGCGACAACTGAGCGACGACAATAATGCTGTCTCGCTTACCTTGTTCGCCTTCGAATATATACACGCTTGTGAATTTGTTAGGGCTAATTGTTTGTTTATTTTCAACTTTTTGCATTGAAGGAAGTTGAATCACCCCACGCTTTGCCAGACGTTCTATTGATATTCTGACATTACCGTGTTGGCTTCCCACCAACTCAGCGATTTCAATGCTTGTCATTTTGATGGCATTGCTATTTATCAGCTCATTCATTGTCATGTCCTCTCACATTGAAAATTCAGCAATAAAAAACCCAGCCGAAGCTGGGTTTGTTAAGTTGTCAATTGTCAGTAGCGATGCAGTGAAGGCGGCAACTCTTTGTTCTTAAGCCTTTCCCATGCCAGAAGGTTCGTCGGCCCGTCAGGCTCATAAATATCTATATCCCGCGTGTGATTAATTAAAACGCCCCTCGCCCTCCCGATGATATACGAGAACTCATAGCCGTAGTCGTGGCATATGCCGGAATAGCCAGACTGAATCAGTTTTAATGCGGGATACAACTCACGGAACAATGCCTGTGAGCGGTTGGCATAATCCCACAGCCATACAAGGCTGTCTGTTTCTTTTGCGGAAAGCCCGTTGAGCTTCTTCTCTTGTTTGCCAGTATTTTTCTCGCACTGGCTGAAATAGCAGTCTTCCAGTTTTTCGAACACATCCCACGCCTGATCGGTTTCGAGCATTTTTGCGTGACGGGCTGCGCCGCGTTCTGTCCAGAGGATGAGGGAGCGGGCATTTTTACCAACTAACCCGATTGTTTCGGGTCTGTTCTTAAACTCGCGTAATTCGTTTTTTTCAATTTTAAAGTAATGCTTTCCGGGCATGAATCGCGTCGTGTTGTTCAGAAAGTTATCAGAAATGTTTTTGATTTTTGTTCCGTAAAGGTGAGCCAACAGTTCAGTAGTAATTACGGGGATCTGGTTATAGGTAACAGGGGAAAGGTTTTCGACAGAAATTTGAACAGCCATAATGACCTCGCGTTTCGATAATTTTTACCTCGCCACCGTCAGGTGCTAATCATCGTGGTGGCGAACTGTGCGGGGTTAGCACTACCGGTCGAAACATCCGGCGAGCCTTTCGGCTCCCCCACACAGCCCGCCATAAATCGCGAATGTGACTGTGCTTAGCGCATAAAAAAACCGCCAGCGCGGTTATGCACCGTTTCGATATCCGGGGTGCTAATCCCGACGCCAGATTTTGCTGGCGCGTGAGGAATATAGCCCCGAATAAATCATCGCGTCAATCACCTTGTTTTCCTCGCACGATGTCTTAGCCACCGGATATCCCACAGGTGAGCCGTGTAGTTGAAGGTTTTTACGTCAGATTCTTTTGGGATTGGCTTGCGTTTATTTCTGGAGCGTTTCGTTGGAAGGTATTTGCAGTTTTCGCAGATGATGTCGGTGATACTTCTTCGCTGTCGCCTCATGCCGCCATCCTGACGCCCTGCCCGATCGCCATCAATGCCGCTTTGGATACAGTAGTAAACATTCGTCGAGGACTGATGAACTGTCGCCAAATCAGCAGCATGGAGCCTTTGCTGTTTCCCTTCTTCTCCAGCCCTGTCGATGGTTCGATAAAATTAATCCGTCCATCAGTGATAATGCGAACTTCGTCGACACTCTCCAGAGCCTTGCTGAACCATCCGACTGACATATCCTCTGGCACAAGCATCACTACCGTCTGTCGCTGTTGTATGCACTGCTCAGCGGCTTTTTCCACCCACGGCCTGATATTGCTGTACGGTGGGTTATTCCAGATTGCACCGTGGCTTATCCACTCAGAATTTAGCGCGTCGTCGGCCTCAGTTAGCCAGTGAGCGCACAGAGCATTTTTGTCGCTCGCAGCTGAATCCAGCCAGAATCCAAACTCAATATCCAGTGCATCAAAAAGCCAAAGCGGCGTTTGCCTGCAGTCCTTGTCGTGTGATGGCGTATTTGATTTGATAGTCATGCAGCTCTCCCTTTTCGTTGTGACCATTCATACTCTCGCCAGGAGTCATCACTCCACCGCACGTTGCGCTCTGAGCCGAACCAGAACATGATTTCGATAAGCTCAGTCATGCTGGCCTTCCGCATTTTGCTGGTACGCACGCCAAGCATGACAACGCCACCGTCGATACCAGGCACACTTCGTTGCTCCAGTTTTTTGGTCTTAAGCCACAGGGCAGTGAACAGGTCTTTCCAGTCTTCCGGCGCCAGCCGTTGACCATGCCATAGCACCTGACGCGAAACATCGTTCAGCATCGGCCACATACGGTCATTCTGCGCTTTGCTGCGCTTGGGTTCTTTAACGTGGACTTCGTGGGGTGACTTGTCGTCGATGGGTAGTGAGAGAATGGCGTCTATGGCGTTATTTCTGATTGCTTCGTTGCGAAGCAGAAAGGTTTGCTTCATCTCCTGCTCTCCGGTTCCATTTTTCAGCCGCCGCAGCAACTGATGGTGCCCATGCCCCCCTGGCTTCACAGAGGTCACATTCTGCATAGCCCCACACATCAATATTTATTCCGGCCTCAACCCACAGACGAGCATTACCGCCGCAAAACGGACATTCTTTTAGCTTTGGCTGGGTTAATGATAGGTCGCTCATGCTCACTCCTTCACTTAAAATCCAGACTCCGGATAATTCTGTTGCGCTGAAACTCATTGTTGAGTTTGAACAACCGTCGAAGAACACGGTCACGCGGATAGCGTCGTGCGGCAGGTGAATGCTCATACAACTCATCAAGCGGCAAACTGGACGATGAACGATACCGATACCAACGCACCAACTCTTCACGAAAATTAGCCCTGACAAGCTCAGCTATCGTACTCATTTCTTAAAACCTCCTCAAACGCATTCTGACGCATTTTTCATTCTCGCTGCTTATCGGCATGCCTTGCACGTGCTTACCTCACCACAGAGCGATTGTGATGCCTTAAAAGCGATTTATTGAAGTGATATTTGCTTAATCGAAATTCTTTTCTTTGATTCCTGCGGCCCTGATGGCTTTCATTACTGCAATTACCGTTTTGTCACGCCCATCCTCATAACCCATCGCATAAGCACCTTCTTCACCATCTTTCCAAAGGTCGTCATTCGATTCGGGCCAGTCGATATCCAGTTCAATAGCAGAGCGCGATGCCTGCCATATCACCCAGGCAAACTCTTTTAATTCATCGTCTCCCGTGAACTGGCTTTTGTCTTTTGACCACCAGTTTTCAAACTGTCGGTAGCTATCGTTCACTTCCCTCTCCCCCAAATAAAAAGGCCTGCGATTACCAGCAGGCCTGTCATTAGCTCAGTGATGTAGATGGTCATCTTTTAACTCCATATACCGCCAATACCCGTTTCATCGCGGCACTCTGGCGACACTCCTTAAAAATCAGGTTCGTGCTCACCTTTCCTTCCCGTTCTTCCCTGGTAGCAAACCGGTAATACACCGTTCGCCAGACCTTACCTTCGATAACCAGAAGACCTGCCCGTGCCATTTTAGCTGCGGCCTGATTTATGCTGGTTACTGTTGCGCCTGTTAGCGCGGCAACGTCCGGCGCACAGAAGCTATTATGCGTCCCCAGGTAATGAATAATTGCCTCTTTGCCCGTCATACACTTGCTCCTTTCAGTCCGAACTTAGCTTTAATTTCTGCGATCTTCGCCAGCGCCTGAACACGATTTAGAGGTCTGCCGCCCATGACAGGAAGTTGTTTTACTGGTTCAGGTATCGTCTCACCACGGTTAATTCGCGCTGTCATACAGGTCAGTTCATCGGCAGCCTTGCGTCGTAATTCCGCGTCAGTCAGCGCATTGGCCCGCATGTTCTGGTACAGGTTGGTAACCAGCCAGTAGTGCGCGTTCGATTTCCACGGATAAGACTCTGCATCCGGATACAGGCCTCGCTTCCGGCAATACTCGTAAACCATATCAACCAGCTCGCTGACGTTTGGCAGTCCGGCGATAACGGATGCTTCTTCCCGGCACCATGCAACAAACTGCCCGGGTGATGGAAGAAATGGTCGATTCTGCCGACGGGCTACGCGCATTCCTGCGTTAACCTGTTCCATCGAGGTGATCCCGTTTTCCCGGAAAGCCAGAACCCACTGGCGGCGGATTTCATTCAGTTCGTTCTGGTCCCGGTTAGCCAGACTCGCCGGGAAAGTTGCCAGTAACTGGCTGAACACACCGTTGATGATCTGCGCTACCTGTTGTACCTGCGGCTTTTCGTCGTACTGTTCCGGCATGTTGTTGGTGATCCGACGCATCTGCTCACGGTCAAAGTTAACCATCTGTGCGGCGATGTTTTTCATAAATCCACCCCGTAAATCCAGTCAGTGTTTGTCAGGTCGAGTTTTGGTTTTCCAGCTGTCACGCCAGCCTGTTGCTTGTTACGGTTGATTTCGAGTTGGGTCCACTTGTCGCGGAGTTTGGCCGGACTTAGCACGTTACCGGACCAGAAGTTGTCCTGGCATGCCCAGCGGAACAGCACGCACATGTCGCGGTGGTTACGTCCGTCACGTTCACGCATCAGGCGGATATCGTTAGCCCACCCTGCAAAATTCGGTTTTCTGGCTGATGGTGCGATGGTCTTCACCATGTCAAACATCCACTCTGCGGCGGTCAGGTCTTCTGCTGTTCCCCACTTGCTGCCGCTCTGAATTGCAGCATCCGGTTTAACCACAGAAAGATCGTTTTCTGGCTGGTCAGAGGATTCGCCAGAATTCTCGGACGAATAATCTTTTCTTTTTTCTTTTGTAATAGTGTCTTTTGTGTCCCCCTGTTTTGAGGGATAGCAATCCCCTAATTTGAGGGATGTTTTATCCCTCGTTTTGAGGGATGTCCCTCATTTTAGGGGAACCTCCCTCGTTTTGAGGGATGCACCATTCTGAGATGTTTTTATTTGGTCCAAACATGCCGCCTTGCTGCTTGATAATATTCATTCTGACGAGTTCTAACTTGGCTTCATTGCACCGTTTGACAGGTAACTTTGTAATCTCGCTAAGTTGAGAATCGGTGATTCTGTCCATTGGTTTATTCCACCCATAGGTTTTACGCAGAATGGCAAGCAGCACTTTAAACTGTCGCTTGGTCAGATCTGCGCCTGAATAAGCCTCAATCAGCATATTTGATAGTCTGGCGTAACCATCATCGAGATCTGCCACATTACGCTCCTGTCCGGCAAAGTTACTTCTGCCGAAGTTGAGTATTTTTGCTGTATTTGTCATAATGACTCCTGTTGATAGATCCAGTAATGACCTCAGAATTCCATCTGGATTTGTTCAGAACGCTCGGTCTTGCACACCGGGCGTTTTTTATTGGTGAGTTCATCAAGCGCATACTTAAAAGCCCTGCTAATCGGACTGATGTCTGATGCCATTCCGAAAGCACACAAGACCGAAGCAATAAATCTCCAGTCCGTTCTGCTTATCTTCGATTCATGACAGCCAATCATCTTTGCCAGACCGCGCTGGGTAAGCGTTGACAGGTTGATAAGTAAATCTGTTTCTGCGCGATCAACGTCGCGCTGTGATAGTTTGCTGTAACTTGTTTGTTCCATTTCTTAAGATTTCCAATAGTGAATAGTTAGTTGAAAGGTATGCGTGGAAACGCATATGGCCTTAGTTGGTCAGATATCTTGGGACTCGCTTTTCAGCGACGTAGGACGAATGTCCGTTGTTACAAAGAGCGGGGTTACTTATGCTGCCAGAAGGTTCTTTTTGCTTATTTCAAGCAATTCGCTTGCTTGATATTTGCCACCAGAAATCTCTTCGATTTTTGAGGCGTATTTCGTTTTCCCAAAAAACTCAGTCTTAGGGAGGAAGCCGTTTTTGAGCCACTTATAGACAGCCCTTTCGCTAACTCCACAAGCCTTCGCAACTTCAGGGATGCCGACACCTTTAATCGGCTCATCAAGATTTTGCATAGGAATATCCCTTTTCGTACTTTTAGTACGCATTATGGTTGAACTGAAAGTTTTTGCAAGTGCTTTAGTATCGTACTCATGGTTCAGAATGAAAAAGTGCGCAAAGAATTCGCCCAGCGGCTAGCGCAAGCCTGTAAAGAAGCTGGTCTTGATGAACATGGTAGGGGTATGGCCATAGCCCGTGCCCTTTCTCTTTCGTCCAAAGGCGTTAGCAAATGGTTTAATGCTGAGTCTTTACCGCGTCAGGAAAAAATGAATGCGCTTGCGAAATTTCTAAACGTTGATGTTGTTTGGCTTCAGCACGGCACTTCGTTAAATGGAGCGAATGATGAAGATACTCTTTCATTTGTTGGCAAATTAAAAAAAGGGTTAGTGCGCGTGGTTGGTGAGGCAATTCTTGGTGTTGATGGTGCCATCGAGATGACCGAAGAGCGCGATGGGTGGCTCAAAATTTATAGCGATGATCCAGATGCCTTTGGTCTTCGTGTGAAAGGAGACAGCATGTGGCCCAGAATAAAATCAGGAGAATATGTACTCATTGAGCCTAACACCAAAGTATTCCCGGGGGATGAGGTGTTTGTCAGAACCGTTGAAGGACACAACATGATCAAGATTCTTGGCTATGACAGAGATGGAGAATACCAATTTACAAGCATCAACCAGGACCACAGGCCAATAACGTTACCTTATCATCAAGTAGCAAAGGTGGAGTATGTGGCTGGTATTCTGAAGCAATCTCGTCATCTGGATGACATCGAGGCAAGGGAGTGGCTGAAAAGTTTGTGACTTCAAGTACGCGACAAGCCCCGTCCTTCAGGGCGTGGAGGATGTCAAAATAACTTTAAATAACACACCACCAACATTTAACACATTGAATTAAAAAACCTACAATATTTGATGAGAGGCGTTATGGAACCGGTCAAAATTAAACCATCTGTGGATTATATTGAAACCTATGCGGACTTCGCTAGTTTTGCTCCACTACCGGGAGCGGAAAAAAATCTCATTTGTATACATTTTATCGCAAACAAGTCAATACCTGCGGTACTATCCCAAAATGATATACCAGATCAACCAGGTAGAGCGAATATGCAGATAGGCTCTGTAAATGAACTCAATCAGCAATGCACTGTGATAATGCCAATGGCACAACTAAAGGCTCTTCAAGAGAATATAGTTCTTCTTTTCGAACAATTAGAGGCACAAAACTCTAATGGAGCGAAGTCGTAATGCAACAACCGGAAGAAGTAGGTGATTTAACTATTACTTACAAAACATCAAGTATTGTTAAACCACTGCAAGTTTCCCTGAATAACGTTAATACTCGCGATTTCATGATGTTCATGGAAACAGCAAAAGGTAATCTGTTTTCTACGCCTATTTCCTCTTATTCACCAAAAAACATGGTGGATGATGCGACCAATTCCCAGCTAACTGCTACAATCGTAGATAAAGGAGGGGTTGCCGATTGTAAAGGACAATCTAATGTTATCCCACCGTACGAGGAAACTCCTATACAGGGAACCGCAATGTCCGATTTGAGCAGAAACGAAATACAGGCACTTCTGAAGGCAAATAAAGCTGAAGTGGATGCAGTGGCCTCAAAAATGCAGGCTGATATGGCCAAATGGCGTGAACTAATGGCTTCAGATATAAAGGAGATGAAGCATTTAGTTGTTACTCAGCACGAACAAATCAACAGTCGTCTGGACATACAATCGAGTAGAATTGAGAGTGCCCTTGACTCCCAATCAAAAAAGATCGATGCAGCTCTTTCTGTTCAAGAGGCAAAGTTAGAAGGTAAGCTTAGTGATGTTAAGCTTGATATAATCAAATGGGCCCTTGGCTTGCCAGCATTAGCATTTGCTGTATATAAAATCTACGGATTGCTCTCTGGAGTCTCAACCCCCTAATACACACCCGGCCTCAGTGCCGGGTTTTCTTTGCCCAACGTTCGCCCACCTAAAAACACATAATCGATTGTATTTATTGAAAAACTGATAGATACAACTTGCTAAACAGTGCAACCCTGATCCCTGCCCCATCACCTTCATCCTCAACATTTACAAAAATAAAATACCTTATATATCAAAACCATATCTCGAGAAAACGAATGAACAACAAAATTTCGTACTTATGGTTCTTGATTATATCGAACCAATAGTTCATTATTATCACCATCAGCAGGACGCTGGAAGCCAAACGGAACAGACTGGCAGGCTCTTTAAACAACGTCGAACTCTCGACTACGTGGCTGAAAAGCCAGATCACCCAACCACATAAGCTGTGGGATGCAATGCCGAAGCAACCGTCTCAGGAGGAGCTTCGAGATTGCATCGCCAAAGTTTATTCGGGAGGAATCTATGTCCAGAAAAACAGAATTTAAAGGCACCGCAGCTTCTCGCCGTAGAGCTCGTCGCGCAAACCTGCAAAGTCAGGAGTCGATTAGCTCCGACAAGCTACACAGGCCAACCCCTTCACGAGTGGTCTTGCAATGCAAGCGCAAACCAGCAATGAGAGCAGAAGTTATAACTCTGACAACGTTGACCAGAAAATATGAAGGTTCAACTTGTCTTCCAAACGTAGCCATTTACGCTGCAGGCTACCGTAAATCCAAACAACTGACAGCAAGATGACTTGTGTTGGTCGCCAGAAAATGAAATTAGGCAGCAAACCACTTATTTGAGAGGAATTAATATGTCATCAATCCGCTTAACTACGAGAATGAAAGAGGAAATCGCTCGTAACGCTTTAATTAAGTCCGGGGTGTTCACTGAACTTGAAGAAGTAACAAAGTTAAAGAACCAGCTTGCACTTGACGCCAGAGTTATTGCGTTTGGCGGGAAAAAGAAAACCGAAGAAGTGGACCAGCTGGCATCAAAGTTAATGGCTGCAAGTGAGGAACTTCAAAAGCTGGGATGTTCATTTTACTCATGCGATGTCAGTTCATGTTCGATTTATCTGACTGTATCTGGAAGAAGGGTTGGCTGGCATTCATACGGAAAAGACGGCAACGGTGAAGATATATTGCTCCCTACCCCCGACAAAGATAAATGCATGTTTGACGCAGAACACAAAATAACAAAAAGGTTTGATGAAATCTGCGCATTGCAACAAAAACTTGAAGCCAGGAAAAAGGATATAGAATCAAACGTATGGGCTGCTTTGAACTCAGTCACAACAGTTAAGCGACTTATTGAAGTTTGGCCTGAAAGCAAAGAGTTGCTACCAAAAGAAGCAGATAAAGCAAGTGCAGCACTTCCTGCTTTACGGGTAGAAGATTTGAATAAGATGATTGGACTTCCTTCCGAGGCCGCATAATCGGCCTTTATTTTTGGCATAAACAACAGAATAAACACTGCACTGTGTATTCATTCCAACGAGTGAATACACGGAGCAATGTCGCTCGTAACTAAACAGGAGCCGACTTGTTCTGATTATTGGAAATCTTCTTTGCCCTCCAATGTGAGGGCTTTTTTATATGCATACCAATAACGCTTCACTAGAGGCGTTTTCGTTATGTGTAAATAAATAAGGAGCACACCATGCAATATGCCATTGCAGGGTGGCCTGTTGCTGGCTGCCCTTCCGAATCTTTACTTGAACGAATCACCCGTAAATTACGTGACGGATGGAAACGCCTTATCGACATATTTAATCAGCCATGAGTTCCCAAAAATGGATAAAACACTTATGGCTATCCAGACTAAATTCACTATCGCCACTTTTATTGGTGATGAAAAGATGTTTCGTGAAGCCGTCGACGCTTATAAAAAATGGATATTAATACTGAAACTGAGATCAAGCAAAAGCATTCACTAACCCCTTTCCTGTTTTCCTAATCAGCCCGGCATTTCGCGGGCGATATTTTCACAGCTATTTCAGGAGTTCAGCCATGAACGCTTATTACATTCAGGATCGTCTTGAGGCTCAGAGCTGGGCGCGTCACTACCAGCAGATCGCCCGTGAAGAGAAAGAGGCAGAACTGGCAGACGACATGGAAAAAGGCCTGCCCCAGCACCTGTTTGAATCGCTATGCATCGATCATTTGCAACGCCACGGGGCCAGCAAAAAAGCCATTATCCGTGCGTTTGATGACGATGTTGAGTTTCAGGAGCGCATGGCAGAACACATCCGGTACATGGTTGAAACCATTG